GGCAAACTGTCTCAGTACTGCCACAACTAACTGCGCGCCATCTACCTGCGGCTTTGCGGGGGAATATCCTAACTTATCCCAAGCGCGTCGAAGGCGGCGCGGACGACCTGCTCGGCTGTGGGGCGGATATAGTGCCGTCCCGATACGCCGGGGAGGGCGTGGCCCATCAGCATCTCGATGAGGTCCCACGGCAGGCGAAGCTCGACCTCCGCTATCGTACGCCACGAGTTGCGCAGGTTCGACCACGGGATGTGCTCGATGCCGCGGGCGGCGCAGAGTTTCCGCCAGCGGTCGTTGCAGATGCTCCGGTTCATTGGCAGCCCGTCGCCCCGGTCGCTCAGCCACTCGCGGCCCTCGGCGGCGNNGGTCGGCGGCCTGCGGTAGGATCACGACGGTGCGGGCGGACTTAGCGGTCTTGAGAGCGCCAACCGGCTCGGTGCCGGACTGCTGCATCTGGCGGCAGATGTCGGCCGAGGCGAGTACGGTGCCGCTACGCTCCCAGCGCAGCACCTCCTCGGTGCGCACGCCAAGCGACTCGCCCGAGCGGCAGGAGCCGAAGCACGCGAGGATGAACGCGGGCTCCAGGGGGTTGCCGCGCAGTGCGTCGAGGACGCCCAGGGCCTCGTCGAGGGTGTAGACGCGCTTTGAGCGCTCGCGGGTCTTGCGGGTGGGCATGGTGTACCTGACGCTGGCGGCGAACGGGTCGAGCGGCAGGCGGATGAAGGTCGAGACGCAGGCGTAGACCTTGCGCAGGGTGAGCAGGGCGGTATCGGCGGTGGCGGCGGGAAGTGTCAGCAGCCAGTCCTGCAGCTCGACGGCGCGCAGCTGGTCGACGGGCATTGCGCCCCAGCGGGGCCCGACGTAGTTCCTCCACGAGCGCAGCACGAGGTCGCGGGTGTTGGGGGCGAGCGTCCCCGCCTCGACCTGTGCGGCCATCTTGGGGACGAGCCACGTCTCGTAGGCCTTGGCTATGGTGGGCACGGGCGCGTCGTCGGCGTGCTCGACGTGGATGCGGTCCAGCTCCGCGCACGCCTCGCGGTAGGTGCCGTACACGGTCTTGGTCTTGCGCCTGCGGCCCTGCGGCGTGTTCTGCATCCAGCGCAGGACGTACTTCTTGCCGCGCCTCATCTCGGTCACGGAGCCCCAGACGCGGCGGCGCTGCTTCTTTGTCATATAATCAGATCCGTTCAGATCGCGGGCTTATTCTCCGTTTCGCCCGGTTCTGACTCCGGCCCCGTCTCACGTTCCAAAGTGCAGGGGCCGTCTCCTTAGTCTCGGGACCTCGGCATCAGCCTGCGGTCCCGAGATTTTTTGCTTTCATGGGCATCACCTCCCTAGATGTAGACGCATGGAATCTCGCCCCTTACGGTCGATTTGAGCCTGAACGGGGCGGCTTTTCTGTGCCGAGGGGCTATGCCGGCCCCTCGCCCGCGACGGCGAGCTCGCCGCCGACGGTCCTGATCTTGTACGAGTAGCGCTCGCCGGCCGTCCATATGTGGACGTCTGCCGTGTAGGGCCGCGCGTCCGCCGTGTAGCCCATGTGGACTATCACGCTGTCTCCGTTCGGCCGGTCCCAGACGGCGGTGGCGCGGGCCACGCACTTCGGGAGCTTGCCGGTCTTCGTGAGCGGCCTCCAGTCGATGAGCGGCTCGCACGGCTTCGCGGCATCCCCGATGCGGGCGCGGCACAGGCCGTCGGCTATGTCGCGGGCGTCCGCCAGCACGCGGGCCGCGTCGATGGCCTCGACGTTGGCACCGGCGTCCGCGAGCGCCCTGCGCGTCTCCACCTGCTCGCGCATATATGCGGCCTCCTGCTCGTCGTGCGCCCGGCGCCGCCTCTCCATCTCGGCGTTGCTGACCTCGCGGCCGTTCTCGTATATCCCCGAGCCGCCGCTCCACCCGTTCTCCCAGCCCTCGATGAAGGCGTCGCGGAACTCCTTCTTCATGTCCTTGCCGTCGAACTCCTCGTGCCACGCCGTCACGAAGGCGTTGCGGGCCTCTTTGAAGAACCCCATGGCGCTACCTCTCGTCCCGCTCGCCCATGTACCAGACGACGCGGCCCTTGCAGACCACGGGCTCGTCGCCCGGCCCGGCGAGGATGTCGTCGTACTCGCCGCTGTGGCTGTCCGCCGTGAGCATCACGGTCGAGCGGCCCCGGGTGTAGTTGCGCACCACGGCGCCGTAGTCGGCCGTCTCGGCGAGCACCGGCTGGCCGTTGACCGGCTCCATGTCAGGGTCGACGAGCAGCAGGGCGTCGTGGGGGAAACGGTTGTCCATGCAGCCGCCCTGGGCGTGGACCATGAACCCGCGCGGGTGCGCGTCGGCGATGGAGGCGGGGACCTCGACCTCGTCGGCGAGGTTCCCCTCGTCGCACGGCTCGCCCATGTGGGCGAAGCCCAGCAGGGGGACCATGCGCGAGGTGCCGCTGATCGCGGTCTCGGTGGCGTCCTCTCCCATGAGGTCAGCTACCGTGGTGTCGAAAAGCTCGGCGAGTTGCTCAAGGTTCGCTTTTCTCGGCATCGACTTCTCGGATTCCCACTGGCCGATGGCAACTCGTGATACATCGAGTTTGTCGGCTATTTCCTGCTGGGTCAGTCCAGCTCTACTTCTGAGCCGGCGAAGGTTTTTACCGATTTCCATGGCCTCTCCTTGCCTATGTATAACTTTACTTATCATTTTAGAAAAGAAAACTTTTCATTCTAGAAAAGTTTTTGTTTACACGATGCAAAGAAAGACTTACTATTAGTTCAGCAAGAGAGAGGAGGCCACTTGAACACCCTGCGAGATGTTCGCGAGAGCAAAGGGGTTAAGAAGGTCGCAGTTCAGCGGATGTTGGGGGTTAGCCAACCGACCTATGACCGTTACGAGCTTTATCCCGGAGAGATGCGAGCCAAGGACCTCGAAAGGGTCCTGACGTTCCTCGGCATCACTCGCGACGATATTTTTTTGGCAACAGAGGAAAGTTAAAGTTTGCATCTAACGAAACGGAGAGAACCATGAACGAGAACTACATCGACATCGAGCTGGGCGGCTGGAACATCCCCGAGGCCATCACGGTCGAGGCCGAGCCCGCTGAGGCCCGCGACTTTTCTGACTTCGAGCTGTAGGGGAGGGCGACATGGGAGACGTGAAGATGCGCCGCGAGAACATCAGGTACGAGGCGCGCGGGAAGTCATTCGAGGTCGAGGTCCCGCTCGGCTTCTCGGGCATCGAGGCCATCGTCTGCTGGTGCGACGCCGGCGGCGGCTGGCACCATGAGGGCTTCGAGTCGTTCCTCGACGCCCGCGGTCGCCTGGACGGGCTGCTGCGCGGCGAGGCGGTCATGGCCTACGTCCAGCGCACGGTCTGCATGAACACCGCCGACGCCATCGACCCCGGCATCCAGCCGGTTGAGGTCGGCCTCGCTGCGGGCGAGTGGGTCATGTATCAGCTACAGAAGGGGCGTGAGTAGCGATGAGCAAGTTCTGTCAGGCGGTTCGCCTCGTGGTCGCCATCGTCGTCACCACGCCGCTCGTTCTGGTCGTCGCGGCGCTCACGCTGGTCGAGTGCCTCTTGAGGATGGTTTCCGGGGCGTTGACGAGGCTCGGCTTCTCAATCCTCAGGACTCTCAAGGGCGGCGAGTAGCGATGGGGGGTGCGGAAATGCCCGACTGGCTCCCGTGGGCCGTCAACTTCACGGCGTGCCTAGCGACCGGAATCCTGTTCCGAGTGCATGCCATCGACGAGCGCGTGAAGGAAATCAAACGCGAACTCGACGAACTGGCTGAACGGGAACGGAAGGAGCGCGGCGGCGAGTGATACCACGAGCCGCGGCAGCGCCGACCTGGCCGCCCTGCGATAGGGCGGCTCCGGCTTCGCGTGCCTAGGTCGGTATGTCGGCTCTCTCAAAATCATGGCCCGAAGCCTACCGCGTGTGTCACGCGGACACGCGGGTATTGCCGCTCAGGCAACCCGCGGGCCCCATCCCCGGGGCGGCACCGTTGCCCCGCGGCTCTCCAATAACCATCCGCGGGGACGTTCCCTACCGGTGCCGTGCCGGGGGCGAGGCCCAGAAAGCAAGCAACAAAAAAGAGCCGCCCGGTGTGGAAAGCGGGGACGGCTCCAGACCTGAAAGGAGGTCACTCATGGATTCTAGCAGAGCCAAAACGTTCCAGCAGATGGCCGACGAGCTTGGCATCAGGCACAAGCTGATGTACACGCTGCGCGAGGCGTCGAGGGTGACGGGGGTGCCATACGACACGCTGCGCATCGAGTGCAAGGCGGGCCGCCTGCGCTCGCAGCTGCCCGAGGGGCGCAAGGTGGGGCGCATGGTGCGCCCGGAATGGGTGGAGCAGTGGATCGAGGAGGGAACGCATGGCATCGAGGCTGCTTAGGTGCGCTGGGTACATCGCGCTCCTGTTCGCGGTGTACGCCCTCATGCCCTACGTCCTGCGGGCGATGCTGCTCGCGGCGGATGGCATCCGCGTGGCGCTCGGGATGGGGTCGGTACTGTGATCGGCAGGCGATTCGCGTTCACCGTCCCGTTCGTGGCGGGCAAGCAGCGCCACAGGCTCGACCGCAGGCACGCCCGGATGTACACGCCAAACGAGACCATCCGCAACGAGGCCGCCATCTGCGACGCGGCGCTCGGGGCCATGAGGGAGGCGTACCCGGAGCTCAAGGGGCTGCTGTTCCCGTTCAGGGTGCCCGTCGCAGTGCGCATCGACGTGTACGATTCGCTGCCCAAATCGAGGTCGAAGCGTACCGTGTCGGAGCCGAACACGTTCAAGCCGGACGCGGACAACATCGCAAAGCTGGTGATGGACGGGATGAACGGGGTGGTCTGGGGCGACGACAACCAGGTGGCCGAGGTCCACGTGGTCAAGTGGCCCCGTCGGCGCGGAATCGAACCGCACATGGACATACAGGTATATCGCGGCTGGGCAGACCCAGCCGAAGAGAAAAAGTAGAAACGGAGAATGAAATGAAGCGAAAGGCATTCAAGGAGCTCATGAGGCAGGCCGTGGGCAACGTCCTCATCAACACGGAGCTCAACGCCGAGGCGCTCGAGGAGAAGGTCGACCCCGCGGTGCTTCGCGGCGTCGCCTACGGCATGGCGGTCGCGCCCGTACTGATGGACGAGGAGCCCATCGAGTTCGACCGCGACTTCCTTGCCGTCATCATCGCGTACGGCAAGGAGTGCGAGGACATCTACGCCGAGAACGGCGCCGTCGCCACCATCTCCAAGCTCTACGGATGCGAGGTGAGCGTCGATGAGTAGCGAGATTATCGAGTTCAAGGACGATGCGGGCATGCCCGTCAAGTTCACCTCGCAGGACATCCGCGAGCGCCTGTGCCCCAACGCCACCGACAGCGAGCTGGCGCTGTGCGTGGAGCTTTGCAACCGCCAGCACCTCAACCCGTTCACGCAGGATGTCTACCTCGTCAAGTACGGCAACGCCCCGGCGAGCATCATCACGAACTACCAGGTGTTCAACCGCCGCGCGAACAAGCAGCCGAACTACGGCGGCATCGACAGCGGCGTCGTGGTGCTCCGCGACGGCAAGGTCGTCAAGAAGAAGGGCTCGGCCGTCTACAAGATAATCGGCGAGCAGCTAATCGGCGGATGGGCCGAGGTCAAGTTCACGGACGGCAAGATACCGGCCTACGCCGAGCTGGCGCTCACCGACTACAGCACCGGCAAGAGCAACTGGGCGAAGATGCCCGGCGTCATGATCGACAAGTGCGCCAAGGCCGCTGCGTGGCGCCTCGCCTACCCGGGCGAGTTCCGCGGCATGTACGTGAGCGAGGAGATGGACCAGGCGCAGCCGCAGCCGCGCGAGGTGGCCGCCGAGGTCGAGAGCGTCGAGCCCATGGTCGACCTGCAGCCGGTGCGCGAGCTGTTCAAGCCGTTCATGGCGGCGACCGCGCTCGACAGCGCCGGGGCCATGGCCGCCATCTGCGCCGCCGTGGGCTGCACGTCGGGCTCCATGCACGACATGACGCTCATGCAGGCGCGCCGCGCGGCCTCGTGGATGGAGGAGGAGATCGCGGCACGCAAGGCACAGCCCGAGCCCGCCATCCCCGAGCCGAAGCCCGCGCCCGTCTATGAGCCCGCGCCCGCCGAGTATGCGACCGACGACGACCTGCTGGGAGGCTTCTAATGGCAGACGAGGTTTTGGCGGTCGAGGCCGTGCCGCTCGAGGAGGACTTCGACACGCTGGTGGCGTCTCTCGCCATCGACGACACGCTCGAGGACAAGCTGGCGAAGCTCAAGAAGAACGTGGACGAGAAGCTGGCGGACTACATGGACGTCAAGCGCATCAAGAAGGACGAGGACTTCAAGGCGGCGAAGAAGTACCGCACGGCGGTCAACGCCGTGAAGGAGCCCATTGAGGAGCAGCGCAAGGCCGCAAAGAAGAAGTACAGAGACCTGCTAAAGACGTTCGACGAGACCATAGGCGAGATCACGGCGCCAATCGACAAGCTCTCCGATAAGTACAAGGCCGAAATCGACCGATACGACGGCGAGTGCAGGAAACGCCGCCTCACCGCGCTCAAGGGCCACTACTACGACCTCGCGGGCGAGATGGGGCCGCTGGTGCCATACGAGCGCATCGCCGACGATAAGTGGCTCAACGCGAGCTTCGGTGAGGTCAAGTCCAAGAACATCATCGAGCGCCGCGTGGGCGAGCTGCTGCACCAGTTCAAGTTCGTCAACGACCTCGACTACGCGGACGAGTCCGAGAAGGCGTGGGCCGTCGCGTGGTGGGCGAGGACCCTGCCGACGGACTCGGGCGAGGTGGCGGCAGCAGTCGCCGCGCACCGCGAGGAGGCGGCCAAGGCCGCCGCACTCGTGTCGACCTACGAACAGGCGACGGCGCCCGCACCGGAGCCCGACCCCGAGCCTCTGCCCGACGAGCAGCCCGAGCCTGAGCCGCCCTTGGGCGTGCCGAGGTGCGTGCGGGTGGTGCCGTCGCGCCCCGAGCCGGATGTGGCCGAGGATGCGGCCTCAGCACCGCAGAGGGGCTACCGCGTGGTCATCGAGTGCGCCACGGCGGACGAGTTGCGCCGCGTGAGGGCCGTCATGGTCGACAACGGCATTCACGGATACGTCGAGAGGATGTAGGACATGGAGGAGAAAAACCTACCGCCGCTCCGAACGCCTGAGCAGCGCAAGGAGGCGATGGCAAAGGCCGTCCACACGCGCCGCGAGCGCGCCGCGTTCAAGGCCGCCTGCAAGGCGGGCAACATCCCGCCCGAGGTCGCCATCGAGGCGCCCATCGCGCAGAGGCTCAAGGTCGAGGAGTTCGCCCGCTCGTTCCCGGGCATCGGCACGGTCAAGGCGAAGGTGATCGTCAAGGCGCTTGACATCCCCGACGGCCGCCGCGTGAGCGGCCTTGGTTACATGCAGGGGCCGCGCCTTGTCGCGTTTATCAAGAACAACATGACCGCGAAGGAGGACGGGCAGTGAGCATCAACCGAGTGAACATCAGCGGCAACCTGACCCGCGACCCCGAGCTGCGCGCCACCGCCGGCGGGACGCAGGTCCTGTCCTTCGGCGTGGCGGTAAACGACCGCCGCCGCAACGCGCAGACGGGCGAGTGGGAGGACTACCCCAACTTCGTCGACTGCACCATGTTCGGCAACCGCGCCGAGGCCGTTGGCCGTTTCCTCGCCAAGGGGATGAAGGTCGCCATCGAGGGCAAGCTGCGCTACAGCTCCTGGGAGCGCGACGGGCAGAAGCGCTCGAAGCTCGAGGTCATCGTCGACGAGATCGAGGTCATGGTGCGCCGTGAGGGTCAGACGCAGGCCCAGCCGCAGCAGAGCCTCGCGGATACGGTGCCCATGCAGCCACAGACGCAGGCCTACGCCGCGGTCCCGCAGTCAGAGTTCTACGACGAGGATGTGCCGTTCTGATGAGGCACGTACCCGACATCATCCGTGACCACTGGGAGGCGGCCCTGTTCGCCGCCTCCTTCTCCGCGGGTTTCCTGTTCTTCTCTTCGCTTCTCTGGGGGTGGTTCTGATGGCCTTCACCGTGTTCGACAGCTTCGCCGAGGTCTACGACGACTTCGACGCGAGCGACCCCGAGGACCTGCGCGACCGCGCGATGCTCGCCGACGCGATCATGATGTACGGGCTGCACGGCGTCGAGGCCGACCTGCCGAAGCACCTCCGCCGCGTTTTCAAGGCGATGAAGAACGCCATCGACAACTCCAAGGACGCGCGCGGCAGGGGCGGCAAGGGCGGTCGCCCGCGCAAGAAACCAGTTTCCGACAAACCCGAA